ATCGCGCGGAGGGGGCCATGGGAGCCGACGGCAACACGGCCGGCGATTCCCGCAGGATCTGGCGGTCCCAGACGCGCGGCAGATCCATAGATTCCGCCAATGTAGGGGCTGGCTGGGTGCATACACACGCGCGCTCGTTGCCATAGGGGGCCGAGCATAGGCAGGCGCGCAGCAGCTCACCGCCGGGTGGAACTTCGTAGGCAATGGTATTGCCGGCGGCATCGACCGATTCCCAGGTAGGCTCAGCCTGAACGGTCGAGGCGAAGGCAGCGGCGATAATCAGGGGAATGAAGGGGCTCATGCGGTAATCCCCGCGGCGTTGGCGAACAGTTCATCGAGGGCGGTATCGTCCAGGCCTAGCTGGGTGGCCAGGGCCGCCAGGGTGGGGGAATCGCGCCGGAATTCCGAGGCGTAGTGCCAGGCCAGGCGCACCAGGTCCGGCGTGGCGGGGTCGGCCACGATCGCCTCGACCTGGGACAGCAGCCCGGCCGCTGCCAGGGCAGCGCGGGCCTGAAATGGCGAGACTACGGCCTGGGCCCGTTGCTGTTGCAGGGCCAGGGCCGCCAGGCGCTCCTGCTCGGCGTTACGCTCGATCAGTGATCCGCGCGGATAGGCCACGGCGAAATAACGCCCGCCGTGGGCCTCGATCACCGGATCGTCATAGCCAAAGGGAGCGATACCGGCCGCATGCAGCAGCTCCACCTGGCCGGACTCCAGGATGGCCTGCCAGTAATCGCGCGGCGCGCCCGGCGTAACGGGCGTGACCGGGATAGCAGTGCGCTGCTCCGGGGTGAGGGTGTAAAATTGGGTCATGGGACGTAGGGATAGAGGTAGGTGAGACAGCGCAGCCCGCTGCCGGGGGATTTGGCTAGGCCCTGATCGGCCCATGGGTCGCCCGTAACCTGATAGCGATGGCTGATATCGTTGACGCGATAGACGGTATTAAGCGGCGGGGCGACGTATTGCAGATCGGCGGCGGTCTCGACCGTGTCGGTGTAGGCCAGGCCCAGATCGGTCCAGGTGTTGTCGCCGTTGGACTGGTAGCGATGGGTATCCGCCGTGACCAGATAAATAACGCCCGCGGCGATGCCGGTAGGCAACTGCACGACATCGCTAACCCAGTTACTCCAACCAATGCCCAGATCCGTCCACACCTGGGTGCGCAGCCACACATGGCCGTCAGCCCAGACACCATATTTAGCCCCTACCGGCGGATAGAGGCTGAGGTTAGCGACCGTGGGCACATAGCCAGATAGATCGGTCTCGGCTGGGGCGGAGGTGACGACGACGCGCACCCGTTCCATGGCGGAGAGGGTGGGCGGGTCGGCGATGGCTACGGGGTTATGAGCGAGGGTATCGGTTTCCCCGGGCGCGATGTAGGGGGTTTGGCCGACGGGATAGGCGGACACCCAGGGATTGCCGTATTGCAGATCTAGATTGATATTACCCCCGTAGGGGGTCGAGGTCACAAAGCACACCATCCCCGCCAACTGCCCGGCACCCGCCCACCAGGTCGTGGCCGTTTGCGGCTCCACCGGGGTGGTGTCGGACCCCATGGCCAGGGTCGTGACCAGATGCACCCCCTCCAGGGTGGCGCGGTCAGCGGCGGTGGCTGCGGCGTCGTCATGCACCGAGGCCATCATCTCGACGAACAGGCCCTCGCCATCGATGGCAGCCGCGCCTACCAGGTCGCGCAGCTCCTGGACGGTGCCGACATCGGCGACCTGGAACAGCCATTTGGACGAGCCGCCCGCCCAGGAGGTTTGTAGTTGGTAAAAGGTAGGGTCCCCGCTCGGCAGGGACAGCGAGGATTGCGGGGCCAGGGTGACGGTGACGCCGTCGGCCCCGAAGCTGAGATTGGTGTATTCCGTGGCCAGTCCGGTGCCGTTGAATGCGATGACCGGGTTACCGGCGGCATCGACCAGGCGCAGGTTGGCGCGCAGGGTCCCCAGTGCCCCGGCAGAGCCGGTAGGCACGGGGATATGGACCTGGGCCGCCATCGCTGGCAGGCTGGCTGCCAGCAACAGGGCGAGGCGGATGGTACGCGGAAGGGTCACTGGCTAGGGCGTAATCGGCGTGGTAAATAGGTAGCCTGCCGCCTGCCATGACACCAGCTCCTTGACCGACTCGGTGACCTTGATGACATCCACGCCCTTTTTGCCGCGCTTGGGGTCGAAATAGGTCCCTGCCACACGGCCCTCGTACTGGGCGGTAAAGGCGAACGTCGGCTGCACCATACGGCCCGACACAGGGGCCCCAACGCGAATCAGTGCGGCGTAGTTGCCCCACACCCGGGCCAAGCTGGCGGTCTGCCCCTTGGCGGTGGAGTCCTTGAATGCCGAACCGACGGCGACCTGATTGAGACCCAGTTCGGCGGCGACGTCACCCAGCATGGCGGTGCCCCGCGTGGAGGCAGAGCCGTAGAGCCTGGAAATGGTCTTGCTGTGGCGCTTGATGGCAAGCCAGACGTTGTAACCCACTACCAGAGTATCTGGCTGGACGATCATGCCGGCAATGGCATTTTCGAGATAGGTAATGGGATCGCCGTTGGTGGCGTTGTCCCAGCGATATTTGCCAGCGGTATCGTCTAGCGTCACCTTGAGCGCTGCGGCGTAGTTGTTGGTATCGAATAGCAGTGAGGCTACCCGCACCTCGCGGTTGAGCAGCATAACCTGGGTCAGCTGCTCGACGGCCAGGCCGCGCGGGTCGGCCATATTGGCCTGTCCGGCCGCCTCAACGTCCTTGATGGGCACGGGCGCCTCTAGACCACGGTCAATCACCCGATCGGTTTCGTCAGAAGAGGAGAACTCAATCTGATTGGCCGCCCCGGTGCGCCCGATCAGGTCGTCCGGGGTAGAGAACATCTCTTTAGTAGAGACCTTGGTGTATTCGAAAAGCTCGCCGGCTACAGACACGCGCGGGCAAACGGCATCAGCGATAAGGCCGGGCTGCTGCACCGCCATGGCGATGCGCGTCAGCGAGGGGACGATAACGAACGGCTGACCGTTGACTGGAACGGATGTGGTCATCTAGCTACTCCTAGAAAGCGGCGTCAATGACGCGGTAAAAGGTGCGGACTTTGAGTGGGCTGTCGCCGGTGGCGATCTCAGCCGTGGCCATATACATGACCAAGGCGGCGTTGGCCGCGCCTGCCACGGCGGCGGCGGTGGTGGGGGTCACCCAGCGATAAGCATCGGAGGTGGCGTCCAGGAAACCGGTCGTCTCAATGGTGGCGCACAGGGCGCCAGAGCCGTTGGTGTAGCGGACATTCAGATCCTCACCCGCGGCAATGCCATCGTAGGCGGTAGTGGCATAGTCGAGGAACAGCTGGACCAGGGTTGGCACCAGGATCTTGCCGGCGCCGGGTGCCGCGACCAGGGTCTGGGGAGTGGCGTTGAGGGCCTTGAGCTGCGAGGCGGTGATGGTCACGTCGGCCTGGAACAGGGGCGAGGCGTCGGAATCACCCGCGGCATGGAGAAGGATAGGCACCACGTCGCCCACCACTCCGCTTTTGAGGACCTTGCCGGCCACACTGTTGCCGTCCACGGCGGGGATGCCGCGTCCGCTGGCGTCACTGGTGACCTGGCCGCCGCGGGCCACGGTATTGCCCAGGGTAATTTCACCGATACCCACGAATGTGACATCGACGGACTCGCCACTGGCGGCGCCCACGCTACCGCTGACCCCGATCAGGGAATCCGTCGCGGCAGACGCTTGAATGACTGTCGTATCCGAGGTAGAAAATTTGACGAGCCGATAAGGGCTAATGGTCCCTGCAGCCGTCATGGTCTTGTCGAGTAGAGGTGTTCTCCACATGGCATTAGCTCCGATCTGTACCCGCCTCGACCGCACTGACGGCCTCGGCAAACGAAATAATAGTTCCCGCGTCGAGCTGAGACTGACGGAAGGCGCGGGCGCGGCGTACCACATCCTTATCATCCATGGTGGTGGCTCCCGATTTGGCGCGGACCGTCGTAGCCACATCACTCAGGTCCACCAGGGGAGGTAGGGCGGACAGCCAGGCCCGCAGCCAGGGAGCGGCGGGGGCGGGGGCCTCCGGTGTGTCAGCCGCGGCAAAGCACAGCGCCGGATCGGATTGCTCCAGCCGCAGCACGATCTCGGCCAGGGCGGGAATGTCGGTGGGACGGATGCGCGCCTCATCAGCGAGGGAATCGCAGAATGCGATAACGGCGGCGCGACGCAGGCCCTCGGCCTGCTTAGCGGCGGCGGCCTCGCGGTCTGCCAGTGCCTGTTCGCGGAGGGTGAGCGCCTGGGATTGCTCCGCCAGGGCGGCAGCTTGGGCCGCCAGGGCGACCGGATCGGGATCGGACATGAAGGATTCCTCGGCGAGGGGTAGAGGGACAAAGAAGGCGGCGAACTCTAGGACGGGGATCCCGGCATCGCTGGTAGCCAGGTCGGCACCGCGCAGGCCGGGGATAGCGGGGGGCACCGCCCCCAAAACCCCGAGGTGGCGGATGTAGGGCCGGCCCGGGGTAGGGCTGCCGGGGTGATCGGCTGGCCAGAAACTCAGGGAGCGGTGGGGATAGCGGGCATCACGCACCGCCGCGGCAAAAAAGGGATCGACGTTGACGGGCTCCCCCCACAAGCCCAGCTCGTCCAGGCTGACCTTGGCCAGGTGGCCAAAGGCCGGGGCATTGACCTGGGGATGGCCGATGACGAGCGGTGCCGCGTAGAGGGCGGGATCATAAGAGTCCGCCAGCTGGCTCAGCAGATCCGGGGTGAGATCGACCGTGTTGCCGTGCATATCGGTAAACTGGCCGGGCTTGGCCATGTGCAGACTGGCAAGGGCAGGCGGGGCGACGGCGGGGCTAGATGGGATCCACATGTCCCCAGCATGCCGCGCGCGCGCGGAGGCGTCAGCTAACGGGGGTTAGCTTTTATAGGCAGGCGAAAGGTGAAAGATCAAAGGTGAAAAAGAGAGGGGAAAGGTGAAAGGGAAGAAGGGATGTTGCCTTGACCTTTAACCTTTGACCTTTTGCCTTTCCCCTTTCGCCTTCTTGCCGCTACCCGTTTTAAAAACGCCTGTGTCTACTTTAAAAACGTCTGGAAGGGGTTAGGTAATGGTTAGGTAGCGGGGGTGGCCTCGGGCGCCTTGTAGGGCCTCCTAGGAGCTCGTGGGCAGTAAGGCACGAAACGCCTCACTGGCAATATCCAACACCTTCTGCTGTGCCTCTGGCGTCAATTGGCCGTCGTCCGTCATGGGGAGGTAGGGGCGAGGCGGAATGGGGGCTGATGCCTTGCCGTACATCCTGTTCGCCGGATTACCAAACTGGTGAACGGCGGCATACTCTTTCGCGACCCCCACCCAGGCCCCGGTAGCGTCACCGCCGTGGGTGATCGATCCGGCCAAGCCGCCACTGACTTGCAGGATGGGATGGGCACTGCCGCGCTTCTTGACGGTGGCAGGCTTCAGTTGCGGCCAACCGGGGCCTTCGGCCTGGAAGGCGTCCTCGGCGAGATTGCCCAGGGCGCGACCGATGTCCTCCATGATGGGGGTCATGTCCGAGACGCGGCCGACCAGCCTCGCCAGGGCCGTCATGACCTGGGCGTCGTCGATGGTGATGGTGAATGGGCTCATGATTATGCGCCTCCGAGATGGCCTCGGGTCACCGCCCAAATGTCCCGATAGAGGGCCTGGTGTTCCCAGCCGATGCTGTTTTTGACGTCGTCGGAATAATCCAGGCGGGCGACAGCCGTCGCGATCACGGCGACTGCATCCGCCTCAACGACCGTGGCGCGCCAGCGATAGTCCGCCTCCGGCGTCTCGTGGATGTCGGCGGCTGGAAACAAGCTGGCCAGGCTGGCGCGGTCCCGCGCCCTGATCATCAGGCAGCCGGCAAGGTCCCGGTGCCTGGAGATCGAGACGAATCCGGTTGCGCTATAGATCCACATTTTCTTGGGCCTTGTTTTGATCCGGGCCTGGCTCTTGGGCGTCGTCTGGCACATCCGCCGCGTCCCCGGCGTCGTCTGGCGCCGCATCCGCGCCGATCAATCGTCCGTCCGCCAGGCGGAACCAGATACCCTCAGCAAGTCGCTCACTCATGGCTACCTCCATTGATGGCGGATGCGCCCACTAGCGCCCTCACCGGGGCCCGCCAGTGTGCGAACGGATCGGCATCGGACGGCTGTGCCGAGTCTGGCTGCACGTCGAGCGTCCAGAAGCGCTCGGCGGCATCGACCACGGCGACCTTGGCCGCGAACGAAAGTCCATGGATACGCGCGGCGAGCGCTTCGCCGTCGACACCCCACTTTTCGCCCGCTCCGTTGAGTCGCGCCGCATCGGCCACCTCCAGCGCAACGCCGTTGGCGGCCAGTGCGGCATTGTCGAGCAACCAGCAGCCGTTGAGCGCATCGAAAATCAACAGCCACTCGGCGAGCGTCAGGCGCGGGACCTCGCGCCGAACGATCTCGCTATAGCGGTCGGCGATGGCCGATAGCAAAGAGGAGCGCGTCCGAAAGCCGCCGCCATCCTCAGCGGATCCCTGTGGGAGGCGGGAATCCAGGGCCGCGGCGAGCGCGGGGCTGGCGTAAATACTGTAGCGTTTTGGGGGCATGGTGGTCTCCTGGTTGCCCCGTCCCTGGGGCTGGTTGAGGATTAGTCGCCGCGCCCGCGGCGAGCGGTACGGCCCATCCGCATGACGGATTGCGCGACAAACCGCACCGGAAAATCGATAAGCAGGTCCTGATGCGGCGCATCAGGATCAAGGTGGCGCAGGGTGCGCGCATCCCTATCCCATTGGTGATTGGCGGGAAGCTCGCCTTTGCCGTCGTGCGCCTTGGTCGTCTGGATGGCGTAGATATCGCCCTGGCGCAGCACAATGCGCCCCGCCTCGCGCGCCTTGCGCACATCGGATGGCTCCACTGCGTATATGGCCTCGGCCACGGTTGTGCATGTGCCAGGAACGCGCACTGCCCACCTGCCGTTGTCGTCGCGCCCACACAGATAGGCGATGGCTGCGTACCTGGAGCCAAACCGCCGGCTGTAATAGCGCCAGCCTTCTGCCTTGAGGAGGGTCATGCCGTCCTGGCGATCCACGACAGCAAGATGCGCGTCAGCACCAGAATGCTCTGCACTGATAACAGTCTCACCGCCACGTTTTGCGATTTCGTCCGCGTAGACTTTCGCCAGCGCCGTCATGCTACGAACCGACCACGGCCTGATCAGAGGGTCGGTCTCGGCCATCCTCGCCCTTCTGATTTTTGCAGCCATGGCCAGGATCTGAGTAGCCTGTCCAGGAGCGGACAAAAGATTTTTCGCCAAATCGTTAGTCCTGGCTCTCGCCAGGCGACGTATCGCGTCCTTCCTGGTAACGACGATTTCTTGTTGGCGAGTGGTGATGGTGATGGCGTTCATTTTCCTGTCCTCAGCGCGTAGCGCTGTCGTCAGGTCCCGGAGCCGCCGGGCCGGCCGGGCGGAGATTTTCTGCCCTTAAATAAATTATAGCACATTCATGTAACACTGCAAGAACACATCGCGGCGCTTAATAGTGAGTGCCGTAACGCGTTGATTTATTAGCCATTATTTAACGAACAATCAATGACTTACGATTCTTACTCGAAATTCAGCATGTTTGCAGGGTCATCCTAGCCGACGGCTAATAATTTTTCTGATGTAAAATCAATGCGTTGCAATAGTCATTCTTTCCGTGGTCGTGGCAGTTTTTGGCAACGCACACAACTAATTGATATCACTACAGTTCTTCAAGGTCGATTTCGTGCGGTTTGTCGCCTTTCCCGATCTTTATCCTCAAAACTTTGAACCGCGTCCCGGGCTTGTACAGGATCTCGCGCTCCTCTGGCAGGTCGGAAATCATCGAAACGTCCGCGCTGTTGGCGCTGCCAACCTTGGCCTTGATGCGCATGATGAGTTTGACGCTTCCGGGGTTGTACCGGCCGCCCGGCTTGGACGTGGATAGGAAGTTCGGCAGCGAGACCTCGTTCCCCTTGTGCTTGGCGAGATCGGCGCAGAAGGCGTCGACATCCGCCTTGACGCCTCCCATGACCCTGGTGAGAGCGGTGGAGTCGTTGCGCGGCAACTTGTCGAGCGCGCGGGTGAGGCGCTCGACGATGGCCTCCTGATGATCGACCGGCGGCGGTAGTCCGCGTAGCGCGCGGTTGAGCCGTTTGTAGCCGCTGCCCAAATACCAACTCGCTGCCTCGGCCTCTTCATCCGTCAGCAGGCCGCCGGCACGGCGGAGCAGGTCGGAAAGCTCATCTGGGCGGACCAAACCAAACAGCGCCTCGCGGGGCGCGACAAGGCGCGCGTCAAGTGCCTCCCGGATTCCGTCGCTCAGTTGGGTGGCCTTGGCCATGAGCTTATCCACCAGCATCCGCTCGGCGCCATCGCTGCCCGGCAGGTGATCCCACCCCGGATCGGCCCACAGGGTCAGGCGCTCTCCGGGGTTGAGGGGGTCGGGGACGGAGACGCCGCGCTGCAGCCAACGGCCTGGGGTTTCTCCGGTGAGGGGGTCGATGGGGCGGGTGCCTGGCGGCTCGCGCTCCAGGATGCGCACGTCCTCGGCGGGCTTAAGGCCCCGATCGGCCAGCTCGCGATCCGACAGGTAGCGGGCACGGCAGCGGCAGGAGTAGCCGTTCGGAGGGCTGATCGCGGCCCAAGCTGGGCTATCCAGCCGGAACACCTGGCCGTGGAGGGCGGCATGGGCGGGACGGGTGCGGTTATCGCGGACAGCGAGATATTGGGCCCAGGGGGCGCGGTCGATTTGCTCCAGGGCCTGGCGATGGCGCCCGGCCATGTAAGCGCTCTGTAAATTGGTCCTATAAATGGTTTGCAGGCGCCGTAAGCTGCCCTGCTGGACGACCTTGGCCTCCAGGTTGACCGGATCGACGCTGACCCCTGGCCCCCACCATCCCTTCTGTTGCAGCAC